GTTTGAACGATGTTGTCTCATCGAGATACTCTAAGATTCCAAGCTTGCCCACACGGGCCAACGCCTGCTCAAAATGCAGGAACAGGCGCAAGGTTCGCCAACACAACACGCGAAGCGGTGATCGTTGTCGCAGTTACTGTGACTACACTTGTCGCAGTTTCCGCAGTAGCCGTGAATGTCACAAACGCAGCACTCGCCGTAGCGGCGGCGTTGTTCATTGACACAGCACTCGTGACGAACGTCATTCCTGTTGTCGCTGCAGGGCTCACGACAGAAATGACCGTGCCCACCAATTGAATGGTAAGGGCATATTCCTGGCCGATCACAAGGCCAGTCATTGACAGCGTGCTGGTCGCAGCGCCAGACAATGCAGGAGCACCAGTTACCACCGGTGCAGCGCCAAAAGGAGTGGCGGCAGCCAAAGAGCCGCCAGCACCCTGCAAGGTTCCTGTCTGAAAGAAACCGCCTGATGGCACTTGAGGTGTGAACAATGAAACGTCATACTCCACCCACAACTTCGCCACAACGACCGCAGAATCATCAGTAGTCGCGACAAAGAAGTTTCCTGAGTCATACAGCTTCACATCCAGATTCGCTGCCAAAGCGCCATTACGGACAAACCTTCGTGGGGCTGTACCGTTCAGGCGCCGAGGGTCACAATCCGCACAAATCATGACCCAAAGAGCAGACTCCTCAGCGTCGGCATATGAGGAAAGCGCTGCCTCACCTGCAGGGTTACCATCGGATGCGTCATAGTCCGCTCCCATGATAACATTGCCCGCAACAGAAGCACCGCCAGATGGGACCCAGATAAACCGCATTCGGTTAAATCGATAGGTCTCCCATCCATTCGCCTCATTTGCCAACCAAGGAAAAGAGGCAGCTAAGCCAGGATTCAAAGCAATACGGCTCTGAATGGCAAAGTTGCCTGCGCCGGTAGTTGACACGCGCGCAATCTTTTCCCTGTGGATGATCCTTTGTTCATCGTAGCCAGCACGGGTTACGATGGGTTTCAATGACTTGATGGTGTAGCCAGTTGAGAGTGGCGCAAAATGTGCAAGATTATTGCCATTTGCAAGCCCACCCTGAGGTACTCCAATGTCATAGTCAAGCTTAGCTTTAGCCTTGCGGCGACGGGGCTTAGCGTTCCCACCTCGACGATCAGCCTGCATCTTAAGCTGGTTGATCTCATTTCGCAGGGCTGCCATTTGATTGGCAATGCGCTGCGTCTTCCCTTTCTTGTTTCCATTCATTTGAAATTTCGAACGGGGTGCGACCCCAGGGAAGCCCCTACTTACTACCGCGCCGGGGAGTGGCGCACATAACCCACTACTTACTATCGCGCCGCAGAGTGGCGCCCCGTTATTTATCTGCGCTACGGAGCGCATGGGCAAGCTCAAATGAGCTGTGGCAGGTCCTCCGGCACGAAGAACCGACTCTTGCCCTGTACCTGGCGCCAGCCACCAGTGTACTCCTCAGTCATCTCAGGTAGGACATAATGTCGGAGGTCAATTTCTCGTTCACCACGGTCAACGTCCAGCCACTCAGGCAGGGAGTCAGGATCAGTCAAGTCCAAACGAGATTGCGCGAGGAGATCAGCAATAGCCATCGCCTCCAAACGCGCATCCAACCCTGCAAGCTTATCGTCTTCCACGTACGGTTTCCCTTCAACTCGATTCCCATCAACGAACCCGCTGCGTTTAGCAGGGCACGTCAAATCCAGACAAACTGGGGGCGACAAGGCAAGCCCTTTCGCTATCCAAACATCAAACAAATACCAATCAAAACCTGGCAGCATCTTCTCTGTGAGATCATACATCCATGACGCAAAAACGTTAGGATATTGTTGATTACAATCATCAGAGAGCGAATACATCAAGTTGAGTTGCTTTGTTGGTTGGCCTAATTCACGAAGCAATTTAGCGCAAAACACCCCAAGCACAGGAGTGTTCGCATCGCTAAGTGAATACGCGAAAGCTTTGTCGCGGGCCTTGTCCTCTTCCGTCACACCAGGAGGCAGGGCCACTGAGAGGCCGAACTTTGGCAAAGCTCGGCCGACGTCAATCATGGATGTCGCATCACCATAGAAAACACCAGGGCCATAGTATCTGTTCAAGTAGTTCGCTCCGGCTTCACCTGCAGCCACTGCGGAATACTCCAGCACCATGCCAACCTGTTCACACGCACGCGTGAATGTCTCCTCGTCAACGTCACCAACGATTGAGTCATCCCCGTTAACCATGAACCGGTCCAACGCTCCTTCAGGGTCACACCCCTGCATACAAAGCGCGTTCCAAACGACAAATGCAGTCACCAAACTGTTCGCATCGGTGGTCTCCATAGAGCCCGACAGCCTGCTAAAACCAGTAAAGTAACTGACACCCAAGGCACTCTTCGCAAAGGTGGCAAACTGACTGCGGATGCACTCTGCAAGTTCAACTGCATGCTCTGTGCTAAACGCTGTCATCATGAAAATTTGCCACAACAGACGAGCAATGACACCAATCCGCCCATCCATTCGAGAGAAATCGCCCATCGCCGCAAAACGCCGTCCCAGAAGGACGCGGCAAACACCTTGAGCAATTTCAACGGGGGTGCTCCCCGGACTGTACCATGAGAAAGACGCAAACAGTGGTGCCAACGCGTAGATGAATCTCGCGTATTGCACCGTAACTGCCGAGCCCAAGGGTTGAATCATCCTAGGATCAGCACCTGCCTGGTACGCTTCACGTTTGACGAATGATTTAGCGCCCTGCCGCGGGTGGTCCGTCGCATCCTCCTGTTTATCCTTAGCCACCTGCGTGGGTCGATTTCTCTTCTCACGCACTGTCGCCAGGTCAACAGGGTGCAACTTCCTCTGCCCGCGCAAAACCAGATCCACAAACAATATCATCTGCTTCACGAGTTTCGAACTCACGCTAGTATCAACGTTCCTCACTTCAACGACGCGCCCTTGCACGGCGGCCTTCTCATTTGCGACACAAGAATCGGGCGATGCGGCGCCCAACACCAAAGCCGACATGAACGGCTTCAGACTTGGCTTGGCATCGAAATCATAATTGTCTCCAATTTGATAACGATGCACAGTCTCGGTCGGTGGAGCAACTCTCGCTTCTGACAACACTGCGGGTGTGCGCAACACATCTGCCAGAATAAGAGCTGTCTCCATTGGCATCTCGCCCCCATCCTCTTCACGGATCGTTGAGCGAATCATGCCAGCAGATACCCTCCCAGCATTAAGCTTACACAAAGCCAATGCCGAATCGAACTGTTTGACGGTGATGGTCGCGGAGGTCTGAGAACCCTCACGTGCCAAAGAAATCGTCATCCCGCGTTCTGTTTGACAACGCAAGGTAACAACCCCATCCTTCACCGGCCGCAATCGCCGCAGCCCGTGGGACTCAACATCTCTGTAACCCCGATAGCGAACCATCGGGCTCAACATGATCAGTTGATGACAATCCGAATCACCCAAACGACGACGATCCACATTGCAAACTGTGGTCTGTCCATCATAGGTGAACGAGTACGTGTCAGAACTCCAATCGTATAGCTCATGGCGGTACACAGCCCCTCCTGCGACCTCGTAAACAACTTGATCGCCATCGAACCGGTAGCTAAACTCGCCAACGCCACGCGCCACTTCTTGCGGCGTGAACACAGAAAGAATCACCGGCGCACTCGTCGAGTTGACCACACGTGAAACCTCTTCTGGTCGGAGGTAATACACCGAGTCAACATCAAGGACGATGTCGCGTTCTTCTGGTTCATATGGTCGTTCTTCCATAGACAAGTCGCGCGCCCAAAACGCAACCCGGCTACCAGCTCTGCCATTACGCTGGTCAGCCTTGGACATTTGATGCAAATACACGCGTGACTTAACAGCACGTGCAAACATCTCGGCAAAAGCCACGGCACAATTCCGATTTGCTGCTGAAATGGGGTGCGAATGATTGAACAAACGTGTCGGCTTAACGTGTGGGAGGTCAACAAAAAGGACTCTCGCCGTCTCAGCGCTAATAGACAGTTCAACAAACTCAGCCTCCAAAAACCAATACCAAACGGCAAAGGCAACCGCAACAAGTGCAACGATAATCGGCCATGACTGGGCAAGTAAACCAAACATGCCCGGAAG